AACCATGTGATCGCAGCTGTGACTGGTCAAGCAACTAAGTCACAAAACTTTGCAGATGTAAAAGGTAACAAAGAAAAGAGTAAAGCAGGCGCTCCTGCCGAATCAGTTACCGGAATAACATCACAAGAATTAAATCTTGATGATCTTGAAACAGGAGAATCAACACAATTTCCTGACCTAACAATGCCTGAATTAGATTCAGACCAAGGAATTCAAGGAAGTCTTGATGATGTCCTAAATAATCTGTAAAAATGAATCCCTTAATATTACAAGAGGATATCGCTCTTCACGAAGAGCGATATCCTATATGGGGGTTTAAACATGGCGATGTAGTTAAAACAGAATCAGGTGTTGGTATATTTGGAAATTATTATAAATCAGCTGAAAGAGATGATCTTTGTGTTGTTTATATAGTTTCAAACGATTCAACTGATGTTTTTTATAAAAAATTCATAGAAATATGGGAACAAAATAATCCATTTTCTAATACTGCAAAAACTGTTGTTTGTTTATCTTCTGTATCTAAAATTTATTTAGAAGATTGATACATTATGTTTACATAACAACTAATGTTGTCAATGGTAAACAATATATTGGCGACCACTCTTCAAATAATTTAAATGATAATTATTTGGGAAGTGGTGTCGCCTTTAGAAAAGCTATTAAAAAATACGGAAAAGAAAATTTTACAAAACAAATTTTAGAACTATTTAATACTAAGGAAGAAGCGGAAGGAGCCCAATTGTTTTATATAGAAAGATTTAATACGTTAATTCCAAACGGATATAATATTTCACCATCAGGTGGAATACATTGGGGAGGTGTTCATTCCGAGGAATCTAAACGTAAAATGAGTTTATCTAAAAAGGGAAAGCCATCTTGGAATAAAGGAAAAACAAACGTATATTCAGAAGAAACAAGATTAAAATGGTCTGAAAAAAGAAAAGGAAAAAAACTTAGTGATGAATCAAAAATAAAATTATCAAAAAGCACAAAAGGTAAAATACTAAATCCTAACACGAGACACAAAATTAGTATTTCAAAAATGGGAGCTAAAAATCCTATGTTCGGAAAACCCGCTTGGGACGCCATTAATAAAATAGAAAAAACTTGTGAATTTTGTGGAATTAAAACAAACATAGGAAATTATGGTCGATGGCATGGAGAAAAATGTAAACATAAATCTTAATACAAATTTTGATATAGATTTCGATAAAACTATATCAAAGGAGGAATATGTAGAACGACTTATTTACTTGTTAAATGGAATTTTGAAACAGCGTTTTCCTGATATAATTCCTAAACAACAAATTAAAATTCATCGTGATCGCATATCGTTTGCGTGCCCAATTTGCGGGGATTCAATGCAAAGCTCTTTTAAGAAACGTGGAAATATTATTTTAGAAGGAAAGCACAAAGGTTATTACAAATGTTTTAATTGTGGAGAATTTAAGAGAGTAGATCAATTCTTCAAAAATTACAAAATTGATTTAGAATTAGATGTAGTCAATTATATCTCAAATAATTTAGGTGATTTTACCACCACATCCGGAGGGAAATATGATATATCTCTCCTATTAGATGTGAAGACCATAGAGGGACATGCCATTGACAGACAGGAGCTCAAAATGAAATTTGGTTTAACCGAAGTTAAAGAGTCTCCTGTCTGGTCATGGTTAACAAAAAGATTCCAATATGATGAACAAAGATTTCTATACAATGGTGCCAAAAATTATCTATTAATTCTTAATTTGACACCGTCAGGAAAAATAATAGGTGCCCAAAAAAGACTGTTTTATGGATTAAATAAGTACATCACATTTAATCTATTCAAACTTTATGAATTACTTGGGAAACCAAAAATTGAAGGCAAAATAGCTGATGAGATAAATATGATTTCTCAGTTATTCGGAATTCTACAATTAAATTTTAATCAACCAATTACAATTTTTGAAGGCCCCTTCGATTCATTTTTGTTTAAAAATTCAGTAGCAAGCACAGGTGCTAATAAAGCATTTCCATTAGCATTGCCTGTACGATATTGGTTTGATGATGACAAAACCGGGACTGAAAAATCGCTTAAAATAATAGAAGAAGGATATTCTGTTTTTCTTTGGGATAAATTTAAGAAAGAAATGGGATTACCTTATAGAAAAAAATGGGATTTAAACGATGCATTAATTTATTTAAAAAAGAATAATATTATGATGCCAAATTTTGAAAATTTCTTTTCAAAAGATCCATTAGATATTATAGATATATAGTCAAATAAATACATCATTGAAATTAGGAATTATATATTGTGCTAAATTTCCAAATGGAAAAAAATATTATGGAAAAACAAAAAATTCATTAGAGTCAAGAATTAAAAAACATTATAGAGATTCTAATGATAATTTATTGTTTCATAAAGCATTAATTAAATATAATGATTCAATTTTATGGAGTGTAATCGAACAAACTACTTATGAAAATTTAAATGAAAGAGAGATTTATTGGATAGAGCAAGATAAAACTTATTTAAGAAAAAATGGATATAATTTAACCAAAGGAGGTGATGGTGGAGATACTTTTTCCAATAAAAAACATTCTGAGAAAACAAAACAAAAAATGTCAAATTCTAGGAAATTATGGTTAGAGAGTCATACACACCCCTTAAGTGGCAAAAAAAGACCAGAACATTCAGAAAAAATGAAAGGAAAAAATAATCCTATGTTTGGTCAAAAACATTCTAATGAAACTAGGCAAAAAATATCTAAATCCAAAACAGGAATTAAGAATCCAAAGATAAGTTTATCAAAAACCGGAGTTAAGTTAAGTGAAGAACATAAAATGAATATAAGTAAAGCTCTTAAAGGGACGAGAACCGGAAAAGATAATCCAAGGTATGGAAAAATTCCATGGAATAAAAAATAAAATCATGGGAGATGAGTTTAATACTGAATATGAAATACTAATCTGTAAAAAATGTAACGGAACAGGTGTTTTTAAATGGTCTGAATTGACCGATTATCATAAAGGCGAATATGATTTTTATTCTGAAACATGCAAAGAATGTAATGGGACAGGAAGAATAGTTAAAATACATAAATGGGTTGTAAGTTATGAACCCTTTGATCCAAAAAATTGGACAGATAAAAATATAAGATTTAAACTAAATGAGGAAAATAAAAAAGAAAGGTAAAGGACTTAAAACTCATTTAGAATTTAAATTTGAAATTGATGAAGAAATTCCAAATTTAGATTATGAAGTTCCATTAAAACCTAAGGGCCAAAAAGGAAAAATAAATATAGTGAATATTAAAAGACATGTCAGAGACTCTTCAACAAATTCTAAGCTCTTTTGAGGTGCAAACGGACCCAAAAGAACCTGATAAACCAAAGGAAACATTAGAAACGCGTTTTGCAAAAGAACGCATCGAATGGACCGGAAAAATAAAAGATATGTCTGATCGAATGAAGGACATATTTAAGGTTAGCGAGCTAATGGTTGATATTTATACAGAGAGACAAAGAGCTGTAGAGTATTATCATTATTTGATTTCCATATTTAAAAAGGTAAGTAGAGCGTATACAAAGGAATGGTCTGAAAAGTATCAACATTACTCATTTAAATCTCAAGTTAGATTTCCAAATGAAAGAACAAAGGAACTGCAAATTCTTTCTGAGATGTCAGATATAGTAGAGAAGAGAGAGGAAATCGAGAACCACGCAAAATTTATAAATAATACTATAGGAACTATAGACAATTTAATTTATGGTATAAAATATAAAGTTGAAATAGAACAAATAAGTAGAGGAAAATAATTATGGAAGAACATATTATAAATGAGCAAGAAATCATAGATGGAAATCTAAAGAAAAGAATCGAAGATTGTTATGCTATGATTAAAGTTTACGAAAGAGAGATCGAATTGATTCGAGAAGAATGCAAACACGTTGAAACCGAATATGTCAATTACATGTGGGCTCCTGGCCATATTTCTCCACATACATTAGTATGTTCTACTTGTGGAAAAGTAATGCCTCGTGAGGATGAAAATCTTGGATGGCAATCAGTTTCTTCAGGATTAGGTGGAGATCAATATGATGATTATTCGGGGCAAACAACTAAAGATGAATTGTCTTGATGAAAAATAATCTTAAAAAATGAAATATTATGGTAAATTACGCGAAGGTCAAATAGTAATACATGATGCCAAAATAAAATACATAAAAGAT